ACCTTGAATGTGAATTACAGCACCTCTCTTTGTATCAGTAAAATATCTATCAGCACCCCATTGAACATAACTTTCAGGGTTATGGCTTATTCCATATTTTTCAGTTCTTGCAATTTGAGTTCCTAATACTTCAGGGACTGCAGTTAATGATCTACCTGCTCCTGCATCTGACAATAAATTTTTTCCTGCTAATACATATGATACCTTATCTTCTTGAAGACATAGGACATCTGTTTCTCTACCATCTAAAACATATATATATCCAAAAGAAGACTCTAAATATTTATAATTTAAAAGTCCTAAATTAAACTCATTTAATTTGTTTAGGTTAGATTCAGGGTTGTATATACCACTGTATGTTATGTCTGAAAATCTATGTGCCTCCTTATAATCTTGAGCAGAAACAGATGTAACTCTTTCTCCAAGATTAAATTCCCTTCCTACTATTGAATCTCTAACCTTATAACTTTCAACTCCATTACCAAAAGAAAAACAATTAAAGAATCCCGTGTCTATAACTGCAGGTTGACCTAAAGCAAAGTCTTGGTTAGCTACATTTCCATCGTGTTCTCCTGTACTAGGATTTATAGCAAATGATAAATTATTTTCAAAAAACACATCAGGCAAAGCATCTATTGGCAGTGTTTCAAATATAAAGTCAGGCTCTATTGTAGTTCTTTGTAATGAAAATGATAATTTTGTAGTTGAATCAGAACCTCCATAACATTTTGTAGTTCCTGACATCCAAAAACTTAACTCATTAGTAGCAGGGTCGCGATTTATGTATAACTTCATGTTATCAGCTGTAGAATATGTTTCTGAATAATTATACATATTATTATATGTTAAATTAAAACTTCCCATATATGTTAATGATACCTGTCCGCCTGATGTTAATGTTGTTAAAGTTGCCATAATAGTCGCTTGATTTCCTACAAACCAACTTTCTAAGTTAATATAACTTTGAGTAGCAGTAAAAGAAGCATAACTTTGAGCTCCATTAGCTTCTCTTTTTTTGCAGTTAATAAAAGCAGCCCTATAAGTATATAACATAATTCTTATTATTGAACCTATAGGCACATCAAAGTCTGTGTATGTTACAGCAGGAGGTACAATTTCTGACCAACTAACTACTGTAGTGGTATCATAAGCAAGATTAGTTGATGAAGCATAATAAATTGGAATTGGAATAACCTGTGATGAAAAATCACTTGCTTCTAAACGCATGTACACTCCTTCAACAGTAAAATTACCTGTTGCTTGTTTTGCTATTTTTTCTAAAACAGTTGTATATATACAATCTTGAGTTGGTCCATTTGAATCTTTTTTTACAATAAGTCTATCACCAACCTCAACTTTTTGCATATTTTCACCCTCAAGTAAAAACCAAAATAAAGCTGCGTCTTGGACTACAAGGGTTGAGTATACCGTTTGGTATCCTTCTTGGTCAGGCTTTATTACAAACTTATATCTTGTCGCCCAATATGGAGCTACTTGTGATACAGGTATAGTGACTTGTATTGAGTTTTTATTTGGTGATGATGAGCAAGGGGTGTAGACTGCATTTAATGGGCTTACAAGAGCCGTTGATGAACGCAAAAAATCATCCATGTAAACAATTCCTATCTCATATCCCCTATTACTATGCAAACTTCTTGCGTTTCCAAGTTTTGAAAATGTAACGATACTATCTAATATACTATAGTATTCATACGCATAAGTGCCAAGATTGTTTACATCTTCATATTGCATTGCAACTAATTGTAAGTCAATATAGCTATTTAAATTACTTGCTATTATTGCTATAGGTTCATTTATAGCATTAATTCCTGAAGCTCTTTTTTGCCATCCAACAGCTTGATTTGTAGGTATAGCACAATTAAAATAATCTGTAAGTGTACTTCCATCACAAGAAGTAGGGTTTGCAGGAATAGGATCATATACAGGAAGTATATTTGTTAGTGTTCCTACCCATTCTTGAAATTCAACACTTTGAGACAAAGCATATGGACTTAAATAATTTTGAGCAAGAGTAAATGTTAATGAAATACTTGTATTTCCTGTTGGTTGAGTAGGTGTCCCTCCTGTATAACTATTGTGTGTAAATTCTAATTGGACCTGTATTGTAGCCCCAACTATTAAGGTTGTATTATAATTTGGACCAAAAGAAGCAAAATCTATTCTTAAAATAGACTTAGGTACACTCCAATTTGGAGATGTTATATCTATATCATAAACAGAAGTTTCAGAACTTGAGTCTAAGGCTTGTGATGCTATAGCTTCTTGTTGTAACTCTGCTACATATGTAAGTTGTAGTGGTTGACCATTAATAGATACTAAGTCATATCCTTCAACATAGTTTCCATACATTATTCTATTGCCCATAAGTGTTTGAGCTTGAGCAAATCTTGGGACATTATCATATAACCTTAATAACTCAGCTTCAGGTAAAACAGTAAAGATTTTACTGTTGTCAAATGTTAAAGTTTTATATGTATCATTTGGAATACCTAAATCTGCCTTATTTTGTTTCTCAATTATTTTTATTATATTACTTTCCGACTGCTTAAATAATAAGTCTATTCCTAAAACAAGAGAGTTTCCTGTCCAATAAGTTACTTGACAAGCATTAAATGCATTTATCATTCCCTCATTCAAATATGCCTCAATAGTTAATTCAAATCCATTTGGCGTAAAAGCAATGTCAGACCATTGAGATGTAGCTGAGTATTGACCATCGGCATATAAATATCTATAAGCAAATGATATAAACCTCTCCTCCATAAAATTCTGTTCTCCTTGAGTATTTACTAACTGTACAGTTGGAGATTCTACAGGTGGCTTTTTAATTACAAGTAATGACTCTTCAAGAAGTAACGCTGCAGTTGGACTTCCCGCATCAATAAACCCTACAGGTATAGCATAACTTCTATTTATATTTATTGACCTTGGAGCATTATAGTTATCTGTAAAAAATAATAACTCTTGTATTTTATTTACTCCTGTAATTAAATATTGAGGATTAAAATTTAATGTTGTATCTAAACCACCCCCATTATCTATGGTAATAACATGATATGTTAAAGAAAGTGTATTTGTATTGAATGAAACAATTAAATCAAGTTTACCTGTAGCACCTAATGGAAAACTAGGGTCATGTACAAACCAATAAATAGTTTCTATTGAACCATCTTCGTATGCACCAATGCATCTAGCATCTACACTTAGTAATGTATTTTCAAATCTTAAAGTTGTAAGTGAAAGATTACCTTTTGTATTTTCAATAACTCCAAATTCAGAATTTTCTGTCGAACCCATTCTGATATTCATTGCATCAATATACTCGCCATTAGGAACAACTCTCTCATCGAAAGTTTTGTTCATCTTACCTGCAGTAAAATTTCTAGTAAACTTTGGCATATTATTTTAACATTTTATCTAATCCCCTTAGGTTCATTAAAAGCCTGCCGGGATGAATATTGCTTATTCTTATTTTTGCATTTCTTAACAATGCTTGCTTATCTTTTTTAGCTCTTTGAATAATATACTCTTGAACACCAAATTTAGAATTTAGAATTTCATATTTTACAGAAGCATAAACATATGCCTCAAATAGTTTATTTATAGTAATCAAAGAATTGTCTCCATTTTCCATTCCATCAGAAACATATTCAAGAATACATAACCTCTCAGACATTCCTGAGTCAAAGTTTATAACCCCTGATTTTTTGTCTATTGTAAATGTAGGATTGGCATTTGCCGTTTCTGTATTTAAACCAAACCTTGCGCCTATAGTATAATCAAAATACCAATACCCATCTACATAATATCCTGCTTGCCCATTAAATTGGCTTCCTGCATTTAGATAGATTGACTTTTTTGTTCCTGTAATTCTATCAAAATCTATGTTAGAATACTGAGGGGAAAGAGCATTGCCATCTTGGTCAAATAATATATTTGAAAGGTTATCTTGAAGATATGCTTTTGATGAAAGCGTTTGAATGTTCTCACTTAATGGTCTTAGTACACCATTTTCATATACAGATATTCTTACCCAATTAACATAGTCAGAAGGTAAAATATATCTTAATGTATTTGGAACATTTAATTCCAATATTTTTATTTCTTTAAATGCGTCATAGTTTAGTTCTTGAACTGCACGTTTTGCATGGAACAATATCTTATATCTTTCTTCGTTGTTTACTAAAGAATGATTCCCTGAATACATTAAAAGAAAGTTAGTTACTATATCAGCTAAACTAACATATTGATACGAACCCCAATTTAAGTCCTCGGGATTGTTTCCATTATTCTCATAATATTCATACTGTGATATATATGCCATGTTTTACTATTTATTGTTGCATGCTAAATGATGGTTGTTCATGTTGTTCTTGAGCCATTGCATATTGAACAACTTCCATTTCACGAATTGATATTCCACAATATTGGCATATTTTCATTGCTAATTTATATCCATCTTCAAATGGTAATTCAAAGTCTTGATAATCAGGTTGTGATTGGTTAAAAACAGGCTCACCATTTGCTAAAGAAGTAAATGTCCATTTAGGTTCTTTAGGATATCTAAAGTAAGTTGCTTCAACTTGTAATGGTAAGTTTATAATACTTGATGGATAAAAAGTTATTGAATCACCTTTTTGAGTATATGCGGGATAGTTAACAGATGGCGATGTGATAGGTGACATATTTAATAATGTTATCTTTCCTGCTGAAACTTTTTCCGCTTCATTTTGAACTGAAGTATCAACAATCCTATAAGATTGAGACACTAATGTAAATATATTTGCAGAAAGACCTAATACTGTAGCACTTACAGATGTTACTGTAGCTGTTGTCATTGGAGCAACTGAGGTATTAGTTACAATATCTCCAACTGAAACTCCTGCTAAAGAAAAATTAGCTAATGAGTCTATTAATTGTGATGCAACAACAGATGTGTTTACACCACCATAAAGTATTTTAGAATAACACAATACTTTATTTATTGTATACTCTTCATCTCCTGTAGTTATTAAAGACGGAAGATAATATGTATTTGATAAATTAGTAGTTACTGATGTATTTGTTAATGGATTTGTTACCATAAAACTTTCTAATACTTCCATGATAGGCTTACTAATGTCTGCGTAATCAGTGCCTGATGACCTTGCGTTTTCTGATGACATTGTTTTATTATAACTACTAAAATACTCTTCATAAAGTTCCATTTGCGCATTAGCTGCATACAAATTAAAATCAGATGGAGAAATATATCCGTAGTTATTTTTATTTAAAATAGCAATTACCGTATTCCTTACAGAGTTTATCATACTACAAAGATAATAAAAAAAAAGGCACTCTATTAAAGTGCCTCTTTGTTTTTAAATTAATTAATATTACGTTAAAGCAATACTAGTAATTAATTGTTGTGTACTACCAACAAGTGGTAATGCAGGAACAATAATAGTTGTAGGTGCTGATGACGAACCATTAGCAGAAGCTAATGCATTCATAACAGCATCATGAGATGCATAAGTAGCATCAGCAGTAGTAAATGTAATTGTAATAAGATAATTACTAGGTGCTGTTGTAGCTGCTGATACAGCCTTTAGTGTAAGAGTTGATGTACTAGCATACTCAATAAACCACTCATTGTTGCATGATACGAATTTTTTAACAAGGGAACTCGCCGCCCCGATAGTAAACTGTAAGAATTTTCTGTTCATTTTAAAATGTTTTAGTTGTTAATAACAATGCAAATATAGTAATTATTTTAGACTTATTTCTAAGAACTTTAGAACCTCAATACCATCATCTGACTTTAAGAATAAAGCAACTGTTTCATATGGGTCTTCACCAAATGGTATGCTCATCATTTTCTTCTTATTGCTCTTTGTATTGAACCATACTTCTCTTTGTCCATTTCTAAATTGCAATAAATTATGAGCAAAAAATAATTGCACATTTGATTGTAATTTAAGTAAAGGGTCATTAAGTATTTCTAAAAATGACCTAGGTTCTTTTTTAGCATATATTAATACATCTCTACGCAACTCTGCAGTTGATACGTTTGTAACATCTTTTTGAAACATTACTCTACTTACCACTTCAAGTTGCTCAATGCTTAATTGTCTTGCTTCAATTAATGCGTCTACTTCAAAGTTTAAATCTTCAACTTCTTTTGCAGCATCAACTGTTTTGTTTACTTCTACAAAAGCATTTCCATTTAATGGATGATAATGTAGGAATTGTTGTAGAACAGGATTTGTTCGTGGAACAGTTAAAAATCCATCATCAAAGATTATTGGTTCAAGAAGAAAATTTCCGTCTTGCTCATCTTCAAATGGTGACTTTTGATTTCTTGCATATCGCAAAGGCCTGTTAATGTTTTGTTCTTCATCAAAATAAAGAAGTGGGTATCTAGATGTGTTCCTAGATGGCAACGTAAAAGATATTGGCGTTGCATTGCTTTTTAATTTGTAGGTCTTATCTACTGATGTTGTGTTTGTTTTCATTTTATTTAATTTAAGTTGTTACTAAAAAAAATAGAGAGGGACACTGATGTCCCTCTCTTTATTCAATCATTTGTTATTATGCTCCGTAACGGAATAATACAAAGTTATTCGCACCTAAAGTACAAACAGCACGCTCAGATAAGAAGTTAACTTCCATTGCATCTAAGTCACTAGTTTGAGCACCTCCGGCTGAACCTGTAATCCAAGTCTTATATTTTCTATCTTCTGCTTCAGAAGCACGATATCTAACATGTAAAAAAGGTCGCTTTGCATTTTTACCCATAACTTGGTCATATACATTAGTTGAACCTGCAGGAACTAAAAGTCCTGTAATGTTCCCTGATGCAGTTGCACCTGTAGGCATAGCACCACGCATTGTTGGGTCATTTAAGTATTTCCAATCAGTCTTGTAGAAATCATAACCTCTTCGGAATCCTGTAAAACCTAAGTTTAAAGCCATGTCTTTGTCATTGTCAAATAGACCAAAAGAAGTACCACCTGCTCCATAAGAGTTTTGTGCTGCTAACATATCGTCAATGTCAAATCCAAAGTCACGATTAACAAATAGTACATTTTCTTCAATAGCACCTTGCTTATCTAAACGAGAGATAACAGTGTCCCAATCAGAAAGGGTTGTAGGATTACCACCACCCCATACATTTCCACGGTCATTTACTACATAGAAAACACCCTCAGAACCTTTATTACCGGCTGAAGTATACGTTGTTTGTATTTTAACACCTGAACCGGGACCTGCAGGAACTGCTTCAATCATTGCTGTTTCAAGATAGTCCTCAAAACGTAAACGAGTTTCATGCTCTGATTTTAAGTACCAAAGGTATCCTGAAGCACCATTCTCAGTAGTTACTTCAACCCAACCAATTTGAGCCATGTCTGAACCATTTACTGCATACTTATCTTTGATGATAATTGGTGAATTTGAGAAAATAGTATCTTCAGCCTCTAAAGAACCTGTCATTCCATTTGTTCCTTTTTTAAATTCTGAACCATATACCCAAATAGAACAAGTAGAAGAAGCAGCAAATGTTTGACCACCTGCTTCGTAATAAGCAACTGTAATAGTAAATGTAGGGTTAGTACCTGCAGGAGCAACAATAACAATTCCTTTATTTGACAATCCCGTAGCATTATCATAAATCATAACTGTTTGTCCTAAACGAATTGCAATTTGGTTACCCGATTGAATTACACCTGCTCCTGTTGTAGGAGTTGTAATAGTGTATACAGATTGAGTAGCAGCAGCTGCAGCAG